TCACCTTTGGTAGTATTGACTTACCAGATTTGCTAATCCTAGCGTTTCCGGTAACGCCACTTTACCACCATGGGGCCACCCATGCCAGCCACACAAATTTCCTTCGCTGATTTCGCTGCTCAGGCCCTCGCCCTGCACGCGGTAACCCCTTGCCCTCCCTCCATCGTTGCAGTTCATGCCGCGGCCTCCGTGGTGGCTCACGGTGGCGACGATGCGGGGGAGTGCATCACGCCTTGCGCTGATTACGTGGAGTTCAGTCGGCTGACGGCTCTTGCTGACGAAACGGTCCAGATTCCTTATATGGGCTGGTCTAGGGGTGGCTACGTTCTCGCCGCGCTTGGGAATTGCCTCGCCCCACGTACCGCTGGGCGTGACTCTCCGACTGACCTGCTTTCAAACCTGCGTTTTCATGCTGCGCAGTGCATCGGTGCGGGGTGCTGACCATGAGCGCCGCCCTTCGTGCTCGCTATCGCGCTTGGTACGCCTATCAGCGCTTTCTCGGGTTTGAGGCCCCTGACGAGTCGTTCAGCCCTGATTTCGTCGGCATCCACTTTTGGCACCGTCTGCGCGTCCGTCGCATGCATGGGGTGCTTCTTTGAAAGCCCTGCACGCTCCCTCGCGTGCGGTGGAGCGTCGAGCGCTTTTGCTCGTCCCGGCACCGTGTGCCGTCAACTGAAAGACCATCATGGCCCTGACCTCCATCATTCAAATTCTCAAAGTCAACGAAAAGCGCTCTGGCAACAAAAATGGCCGCGATTGGGCAATGCAGGACTGTGAATGCGCCCTCCTGGCCGACACCGGCGAGCTTGAACAAGTCGGCGTCCTGCAACTGCCGAAAGACATGATGGGCGATGCGGCTCCGAAGCCCGGGACATACCTCGGCGCCTTCGCTCTCCGCGCTGGTATGCAGGATCGCAAGATTTCCGCAGTGCTGACCGCTCTCACGCCCTACGCGGTCGGCAAGCCTGCTCCGGCTCCCAAGGCTGCGGCTTGACATGAACCATGCGCTAGCTCTCCCCTCGCTGGCCCTTGCTGCGGTCCTGACCTTCGGTTTGGGTCTGTTGCTGGCTCTGCGCACTACCTGCCTGCGGGGTATGGGGCTGCGCCCCATGTCGGACCTGTCCCGCGCAACAGGCCCCACGGCAAGGGGCATACAGCATCCAGCGCGCCCCCTCTCTGCTTCCCTGCGCTCTCTGCATCTGCGTGCCGTCACGGTGCGTCTGCATAAGCGCGGTCCATCTTCGCGTGGCGCGTTGCCTGCTCATGCATGGCCGTCTTCGTCGCTGATAAACCTTCTTTCGCTGATTAAGCGGGGCGTGTTTTTCCCTGCGCTGCTTGTATCCGCGTCTGCCTCTCATGCTGGTTTGCCTCAACCGGTTTTGAACGCGATCAGTAATGCCGGTATCGCTCTATTAACTGCCATTAGTTCCGTCATCGGCGTAATGGTTGTTTTCTGGGGTATCAACAAGCTGGCTTATAAGCTGGGGTTCGGCGGTGTCCCTGACGTTGGGGAGCGGTACGCCTATTACGACAAAAACGGGAGATTAATCGAAGCCTCTTGGACAAAAAGGGATGACGGTATTCATAAGCGGCGGCACGGTAACTGATTTCAGCTAATAGACTCTCATCGTTGGGAAATGCCGGGGTCTATTGGGTGTAATCCCGCACCATTACCTAAGGAATAAAAATGTCCTTCAAGACTGTGAAAAAGTACGGCGCCCAGCTCGCCACCATCCCCGCCTTTGTCCTGGCTACTACTGGCTCTGCTCATGCTGCTCTGCCTGCTGGCGTTGTCACCGCCATTGAAACGGCTGGCGCCGATATGGTTGTCGCCATCACCACCATCATCACGGCCTTCGTGGCCTTCTGGGGTCTGCGCAAGCTGGCTTCCAAGTTGGGCTGGGCTTAATCTGCCTAGCTTCTGAGTTACCGGGGGGCGCTGGCGCTCCCTGGTCATTAAGGGGACATATGCCGGTCTGCGCTCGGGTAATGCCTTGGGGGACTCCTATTGGCTACAACACGGCTACGGGCGTTGTTGTTTCATCTAATGGGCAGGTTATAGGTGTTGACTCGTCTTGCTCGTCCGGTCTGCTCTTGTTGACTCAGCCTGAAATTGATGGGATCAAGAGTTCAATAAGCATTGATACCGCTTCTGACCCTGAGCGTGTAGCCGATATGGGTGCTCTGTTCTACGCCTTCCTTGCTGCGCTGGCGGTCGTGTGGGGCGTGAAGCAACTCCTAAATCTTTTTAGCGGGGACACCGAGAAATGATTACCCCCATCGATTACATGATCGCGGCGGGCCTGTGCCTGATTCTGTTCGTCGCATTTAAATAGGTGCCAAAATGCAAAGCCCCGACACTGTTTATATTGCGCAAACCCTCGCGGCTACTGCCTTCTATTACGGCGTTGCCGGTGGCGCTGCTGGTTACATATTCGTTTTGTCGGTTCGTGTCCTGTTCCGCAAAATTCGCGGCCTTTTCCAGTGGCGGTAAAATGCTCCGCGTTATTGCCTCATTCCTGGCGCTATTCGCCTTCGCGCTGCCGGGCTTCGCATTCAACGCGGAATTGACGCGCCCGCTCGCGTATTACCCGGCGTCCCCCACGCCCACGCCAGTGCCCAACGCTCAGCCCATCCCGCCACGGCCAAAACCTGTCATCCGTGCTGAGCCTCTCAAAATCAACGAATACCCATTCGATAATCGCGCAAAATATCGCGCTGGCTTTGTCGGTACTCGGGCGAGTCTGAACCTTGGAACCCGTACCGTGGGCGTCCCTGTCGCGCTGCGTGTCGCTGGTGGTGCTGCGCGGTTTGCTGTTTCGGCCTTCAATCCATGGATTGCTGGTGCGCAATTAGCCGTTATGGCTATTCCATTTGTTCTTGATTGGTTTGGGCTTTTTAATGCGCAATCAGATACGACACTCGGCGTAGATGCTTCGGGTAAGGTCACAATATCGGCTTCTCAGTTGGTTCCCGGCTTTGCTGAGGTGCGCGGCGCCAATGTGAATTTGGATTTAACGCGTGATGCTCAGGGTAGGTCTATAAGAGACATAATTGTTAACAGAACGACGCCGATTTCAACTGAGCATTATTGTCCGTATAACGACGGGACATATATTGAGGTGTTCCATCTTACATGGCCTACATATCCGGCGGGGGCTCGTTGCGGTATGGGTGCGGTGGAGTATCTTTTGATAGATACCTGTGAGCCATATCCACGCATGAAGACAACTTATCAAATGTGTCCCGGTGTGGATGGTGTGGTTTTTGGTGCGTCTCAGGTCGAAACGCTTACGCCTGACGAGCTTGAGCTGTTGTCTCAAATGGCATTAGATATTGGGGCCTTGGCTGAATTGGGCATTCCTATCATGGTCGAGGATTTGCCCATCATCAACCCCGCTGCGCTGCCTGAAGGTCAAGTAAAAGTGGGCGAGACGAACCCGGCACCTGAGCTGTTCCCGCGTCCGATTCGTTACCCGAACGGTGACCCTGTTTTAATTCCCGGCACTGACCCGCCTCTATACACCCAGCCATGGTATGAGGTCACCGGATCGCCCACGTTGGACAATCCTTGGCGCGTCACTATTGCCCATGTCACCACGACAACGAGCGACCCTACGCCCGTAGGTGACCCGACCGATCCGGTCGAGCCTCCGCCGCCCCCTTTCGACTTTTACACCGACTGCGACAAGTTCCCCGGTTCTCTCGGCTGTTCTGCTATCGGTGACCCTCCAGACGTCGAGGAAGTGCCCAGCGAAACCCGCACATTCAGCTTGCAGGCTGGCCCCACTTTCAGCGGATCGGGCTGCCCGTCGAACCTGAATGTTAGCTTTGCCGGCCATTCGTTTCAGGTGGTGGACATGTCCGTCCCGTGCGGCTGGCTGTCTGGTCTGGTGAAGCCAATCTTCGTCCTCCTGTCGCTGATTTCTGCTGTGTTTATCGTCCGCTCTGCGCTATGACCATCAACGCGAAATCCGCCATCCTGGCCTTGCTGTTGTTCGTCGTCCTGGCGTTTCCTGCCTTCGCTCCATCGGCCTACGCCTGGGAGTTCTACACCGACTGTGAAAAGTATCCCGACAGCCTCGGCTGCATGATCTTCGGCGATCCCCCTGCGTCCGAACAGGTGCCTGAACAAACCCGCGATTTAGAGCTGCAGCCGGGGCCTGTTTTTGGTGGCGGTAGCTGTCCTGCAAACCTGCATGTCAGCATCTCGGGGCGGTCCGTCACTGTCCTAAACATGGCTCAGCCGTGCGCGTGGATCGAGGGCTACATAAAGCCCGTCATCCTGCTAATGGCTGCAATCTCTGCCGTCTTCATCGTCGTTCCTAGGGATTAAAAAATGGGCTTCGGTCAACTGCTTCTATCGCTGGTGCAACCCTTCGTTGCTCGCGTCCTTGTCGCCATCGGCTTCTCTGTCGTCTCGTTCGTCGGCATGGAGCTGCTGATTAATCAAATGATCTCAACGGCGCAGGGCGCATGGGGTGGCCTTCCTGTGGCAATCCTTCAGCTCGCGGGCCTCGCTGGCATCGGTCAGGGCTTGTCTATCGTGTTCGGTGCGGTGCTGACCCGCATCATGATTTGGCAGCTCCAGAAGTCCACGCGCATCCTTGGGGCTAACCCGTGATAACGCTCATTACCGGCACCCCCGGCGCCGGGAAAACGCTCTATTGCATCAGCAAGCTATTGCGTGATCTGGTGGGTTCGGTCATCAAATCGACTGACCAAAACGGCCAGCCGGTGGAGACTCCGCGCCGCATCATGACCAACATTCCCGGCCTGCTTCTTGATCACGAATTGATCGGGCCAGACGAAGGCGGCGGACTGGCTGATTGGCACAAATGGGCAAAACCCGGTGATGTCATTGCATTTGACGAAGTGCAGCGGTCATGGCCTCCGCGCCCCAATGGTTCAAAGGTGCCCGACTACATCAGCGCCCTCGAAACCCATCGTCATATGGGCGTTGACATCATCATCCTGACCCAAAACCCCATGCTGCTGGATCGCAATGTCCTGGCGCTGGTGGGGCGCCATCTGCATATTCGGCGTTTCGGCGGCGTCGGTGCTGCGCTGGTGTATGAGTGGGATCACTGCTCGCGCCAGTTGATGTACTCAAAGGCCATGAAAAAAAGCCCTTGGCGCTACGACAAGAGTGTTTTTAAGCTCTACAAATCTGCCGAACTGCACACCAAGCCGAAGGCTTCAATGCCTCCGCTGGTCTATGCGATTGTCCTGGCTCTGATTGCGGCCGCGTTCTTCATTCCGTCCACTATCAACCGCATTGCATCAAAGGGCGAACAGGTCACACAACCTGCAAAAGTGGATGGCGTGCATCCTGTGCCTGCGGTTGTCCCTTCCGGTGGATCGTCGCCCTCTTCAGGGCCTGGGCAAGCTGGCCAGCCATACGATCCTGCGGCCTTCGTCCCTCGGGTCAGTTATGAGCCGTTGAGCGCCCCCGCCTACGATCAAATCAGGCAAGTCGTTGCAATGCCGGTCATTGCTGGCGGTGCTTGTTTTAAGGGGGAGTGCCGTTGCTACACAGGTCAGGGATCTGACTCAGGTCTTTCGCATAGGGAATGCGAAAAATGGATACGGTCACCGCCCTTTGACCCGTACCGCGTTCCAGTCGTGCAAGCGGTTGCCCAAGCACCAGCACCGCAGCAGGAAAAGCCCTCGGAACCCAAGCCGCAAACCCTGCCTATGCCTGAGTTCCCTAAGCCTCAAGCGGGGTTGATAACTCAGGCTGACATACCGCATGCGCTGGCGCTGCGTAAGCCTTCGATGGCGGCCTATGCGCCTGCGCACTGACAGACAAACGGGGACCCGGACCCGTAGCCTCGTGCGAAGGGTTCGGGGCTGGGGGTATGGGGGTGCAGACGCCCCATGTAAGGCCGTCGATGCGGCATTGCCTTGTGATGTGCTCACGGTGGCTCCTATTGCTCTCCGGTGCCCGCGCTGGGCGCGCCATCGGGCAAGCATGCGCCGCACGATGGCCGCGCGCAGCGCGGCCTAATTTATTAATAGTTCACTTTAGAACACACATGGCTTTCGTGTTCGTCCCCCATGGTCGCCAGCCCTTGGAGATACGGTCTTCGGCTGTTGGGGGTTGCGCTTTCTTGGTCTGGGAATTTCCAGACGGCGATTGGTGCTACTTGGACATGTTGTGGCACTGGCAATGGCGGCACAAACAGGGCGGCAAGGTGGCCCCCTGGTGGGATGGTGAGTAACCAAAAAAATGGCCCTGCAACTGCGCTAACAGTTCAGGGCCTCGATCGACTAAAAGGAGTAGTCAATGGAGCGGATTGTAAACATTCTGGGCGAACGTGTGCACCTTCGCGGCACGGTGCTGGAAGACTGTTGGGAAGTGGTCACCCGCGAAGCGAACGGCCACAAGGAACTGTCCTTCAAAAACATGGTGATGTGGGAAGAGACGGGGGAACCCTGTCCTCCTGTTGAGGGGTTCCCTTGGTATGACGCTGAGGATCACGCAAACGCTGAAGCCATGCGTGCCCAAGAGCTTGAGGAACGGCGAGAAAAACAGCGGGAAAAAAACGCCCAGCGTGCCAAGTCCAAATGCCGCTGGATCATCAAGTCTCAGGGCCTCAATGAACTCCTGACGTTGACCTATCGGGAGAACCAACAAGACCGGGACTTGTGTAAAAAGCACTTCAAGGAATGGGTGCGGCGCATGAAAGCTGCGCTAGGTGGCAAGTTCATCTACTGCGCGAGTTTTGAGCGTCAGGAGCGGGGCGCTATGCATGTTCATGTCGCTTGCCACAAGCTCCCAAGCCATGGCACGCGCAAGGGCCAGAAAATCAAAGCCTGGAAGCTCGGCACCGAGATATGGCGCTCCATCATTGGGGAAAACAATGGGTTGTGCTTCGTCGGTGGCAAGACCCGTCACGGTGGCCAGCGTCGAAACCTGAGCCTCGCGAAGCTCGCGGCCTACGTCTCGAAATACATCATGAAAGACTATCGGGATGCGCCCCTAGAGTCGAACCGTTACAGCCGGTCTAACGGTCTGGAAGTGCCTAAGGCCGTCAAGATGTCATTCCAGAAACTGAGCTTTGAGGAGATGGTGGCGCTCGCCTTCCATTGCGCTGACGGCGACGTCATCGTTTCCCATCGTGTCACGCGGGATCGGTGGTCTGGGGGGCGCTACTGGCTTGTCACTGAACCCATGTCTCCCGTTGTGCCCACTGAGGCCGCTAACGGGCCGCTCGTGGCCCTCGCTGCATAAGGCAAGGGGTTGCTATGGCTTCACCAGAAAATCAAAACGTTACCGGTAACAGTGCGGCTTTGCGCTTGGTCAAACATCGGTCTAGCCATGTGCGGCTTGATGTGTCCGTTTCTCCCCGTACCGGGTCCAGCATTGACGGATTAGCCTTCCAGTTTGATTGTTCACGCTCTGAGGTTGTGCGGTCCCTGCTGCGGTGGGCCTTGTCCAATAGGGATTGGAAAACTCAGGGCCTTCTTTGGAGGGATGACTAATGGCGCTTATTGGCTACGCTCGCGTTTCGACACAAGACCAAGACACTGCACTCCAGCGTGACGCGCTTGCGGCTCATGGTGTGCAGAGGGTATATCGTGAATCTGGGTCTGGTGTTGGCCCTCGCCCTCAACTTCAGGTAGCTCTCGCCGCGCTCGGTCGTGGTGATACGTTGGTCGTGTGGAAGCTGGATCGTGTGGCGCGTAGCCTTTCCGATTTGCTTGCTATTCAGTCACGCCTAAAAGGTGTTGGTGCGTGCATTCGTAGCCTCACTGAGCCTCTTGATACGTCAAGCCCTTTCGGTGAATTCACGTTTCAGGTTCTTGGCGCTGTGGCACAGCTTGAGCGGTCAATGATCCGTGAGCGTGTGATGGCTGGGCAAGCTGCTGCAAGGGCGCGGGGTAAATACTGGTTCCGTGCTCGGTCGATCCCGGATGCTGATATGCCCTACATCGTGTCGATGTGGCGTGGCGGTGTGTACCGGCAATCTGAGCTTGCTCAACTGTGGGGCGTGTCGGTGTCATGCCTGCGTGATCACATCCATCGTTTTGAGGCTCGCGGGCGTTGGGCTGAGGATTCTCAGGACGTAAAAAAACCCGCTTCGGCGGGCTTCTCTGTAATACATCACTAA